ATTGTCTGCTACGCTCATCCGCTGCAGGGTCAAATGTGCCACCTCCTGTTGTAGCGGCACCACCCTCTAGAAAGTCCGGTGGGATATACTGCATTGGCTGTCCATTATAGAAAGGCACGACAACTGTTTTGCCTGTTTTTGGATTTGTAAAGTTACGCAACTCAAAGCCAACACCAGGAAAACGATCTGAAGAATATCTCTGACCTGGCGTATAGGGTGATCCCATTACATCAGGGTATATGTCGCCCACTACACCACCTTCATCAAAACCTTGTAACTCTTCTACAGGAAAGGGAAACTCTTCTTGCTCTTCTACAGGCTGTCCACCTATACGTCCGTCTGCCTCCATTCGAGCTAATCCGGCTTTTGCCTCATCTCTTAGTTGCTCAAACTTATCAATACCATGATAGCGTACAACATCAGCAGGTACAACGTACTCACCTTCACTGAGCATTGCAGGTACGTCATCTCTTACTTCTTCTGCCATACTACCTGCAGGAACTTCATTACCACTTACAGGGTCACGCTCTACACCGTCATCAGCGAGTACACCACCCTCGTTCATAAACGCAAACTTCATCTGCTCCTGCATTGGTACGACTCCCCCTTCTTTGTATGTTTTGATAGCACCACCTTTGTTGAGTCTTTGCTCTTCTAAACGCTTAACATTCTTTGCAAGAATGAGAGGTCCTATCTGAAACACTTCATCAGCACTTTCAACAAGAGAGCCTACAGGTTGATTCTCTGCTTTATTTCTAGTATAAAAGGCTGTTAATCTTCTAGGGTCAAATCCTACCTGTGTCCACTCAGGGTCTTTCAGTAATGCTTTAACTTTCTTTCTAATTTGGGCAGGACTTGTTGGCTCGTATAAGCCTCTTATTACAGCAAAGGGTCTTTTTCTCAACTCCCCTTTAGCTATCTGACTTGCTATTGTTTCAGAAACATCAAACCTTACTTTTCCATCTTCAAGAGCAACGTAATGCACAGCGTCTCCATAAATCCTTTTACCTGCTGCGTCTCCTGCTTTAGGTCCTTTCACACCTATTGTTGATACCCAAGCATTGTAATCTGAGTATGCGTCAACATCTAATCGTCCAAATATTTCTGCACCTTTCGGTATCTTTATTCTTTGGATAGGATGCCCTAGTTTTTTGCTTAGTTTGTCTGCTGTCTTTTTTGATACCTCAGCAAAAAAACCTCTTTTTCTTTTTCCTGCATCAACAGCCAATACTTGTTGTGTTTCTGAACTAGCGTTAGGTAAATTGTCCCATTCTCTTATAGGCTTACGTTCTTCTATCTTTTTTAAATGCTCTGCTCTAGCTGTTTCATATGGAACACCTGCTTCAATGTCTTTGTAAAATTTTACAGCAGATTGTTCTAATACAGGATCAATGTCGGTAATACTTATACCGGAGACTTTCTTATACGTTTCATTATTTTCTTTGGATTTTGTTTTCCACTCTTCAATACTAATTTCATCTTTGTCTAAGCTTAAATCAATAGCGTCTTGTTCGTTTTTAAAATCGTCTGCAAAGCGTCTCATATCAACTGTGGGTGCAACATCAGCATCAGCAACGTCTTGTAAGCCTTTGTCTAATAATTCATCGTCTACCTTTGACGCTTTCTTATAGATACCAAAACCTTTTTTAATACCTTTAGCTGCTAAGTCTCCTATGATAGGAACAACACCAACACCTAAAGCTGCTATGTTTACTGCTGTCCCTAGTTTATCCCCTCTTCGATAACTATCAGCAACATCTCCTGCTGCCAATACATCACCGACTATTGGAACAAAATCCAACGCACCTGTACCCACTTTACCAAGCCTTTGCTCTGCTTGCTCTCTAACACTAAACGCATCCTCTGTCTGTTGTTCAACAGGTGTTTGCTCTTCTTCTTTAAGTGGGTCTACTAATTCAGGTCTTTCCATTATTCATCATGTCCCTTAGTTGCATCATGCGTCTAAGAGCAGAGATAGCACCTTGCAATCTGTAGATGTCAGATGGCTTTTCTGTCTGCTCCATTGTGCGTTGATAGTTTACTATTGATCGTTGTAGCTCTTCTACAAAAGCATCCCATAGTTCTTTATTATTTGTTAACTCTTTAATCTTAGACATTACCTGTAAATCCTTCTTCTCCTGGCGCAGGTGCTGTACCTGTACCTATCTGTCCCCCTCCACCTCCTGTGGTATCTTGAACATCTGCTCCGGCAGGTGCAGGTGCTGTTCCCTCAGGTGGTTGTGGAGCTTGTTGTGGCTGTGGCATTTGTTCCTGAAACTTCTTAAATATCTCAGCTTGTATCACAGCGTCTTGCATGCTATTCGTAACCTTATCAGGGTCAAGATCCATAGCTTTTGCAATCTCTCTAATTATATAATCCATTTTTGCAAATGGTGCTAATGCAGGGTTTGATGCAACCTGTAAGAACTGCATTAGTCTTTGACTACGCACCTCGTTAGCCATTAAACTTTCTGTTCCTTGTGCTTTTACTTCTAGATCGCCCTTGATGTCAGGGTCATAATCAAACTGCATATTAAAACTATAAAAAGCTTTTCCTATCGGTGCTAACAGATAGTCATCTACATTTTTTACAACATTACGGATAGAACCATTAGCAGCAGACATCAACATAGATATACCTGATGCTGTACGTCCCACACCTTGTATGCCTGTCTGTCCATGAGCAAAGCTTGGAAAGCCTGTGCTTTCGTCTGCAAGGACTCGTGCTTTATCAAACAACTGCATATTCTCTCCGGCTACGTTGGGAAACTTCGTGCCAAATATGGCTTGTCCTGGCGCACCACCTTGTCGTCTGAATATCTTGCCAGGGTATACACTAAGATCCTGACCAGGGACTAGGTTCGTTTCGTCTACCTCCATAATAAGGTTGCCACTCAATGCAGCATTGTCAATAGCCATACGCATAAAACCATTCATCAAGGTCTGTGTATCATCCATGTTTTCTGCAATGCCCACACCAAAGAAGCTGTATGGGTTATGCTCGTAAGGCACAGCGTAGTAAGGTATACGCACAGGCTTGAATGGGTTTAGCACCATTCGCAGTACGTGACCTTGGCACACCCATATATTACAATTTATTTGCTCTAGGTCTTGTAACTCTGCAGGAATATCTACACCGTTTTCTGCTAATATTTCTGAGTCTACGTAACCCCAAAACTCTAAGACCTCGTAACGCTCTGTGTAGTTTTCAATAGCGTAGTCCTTCATGTCATCTTCCCAATACTTCTTGTCGTATTGTGCGCCCATATCAAGACAGGCTTCTATAGACTCTCCTCGAAAGTATGGTCTGCTTTTTAGATTACGCATTTGTGTTTTAGATAGTTTATGTCTTTCTACGCAATACTCTGCTTCATCCATGTTATACGCATCAGGGTCAGGATAAAAGTTCCATATGGATACGTGACTTGTTGATGGCACAGTTTTTATTAGTGGATCATAGTTACCCTCGTCACTCCAATTCGGATACTCTTTATCTATAGCAAAAGGACCTTTCATAATGCCGGAGCCGAACAATGCCATTTCAAAAGCTGTATTACGGAGTTGTTTGTTAGCTCCGGACTCTTCTAACTGATCGTGTATCTTCTTTTCCATTTTCTTTGCTGCAACCATTGCAGGATGAAAAGTTACAGTCGTTTGTGTTTTACCATCACCTTCTATTATCTTATCAGACACACTACTTAATTTGTTGCTTTCTGCCCCTAGCCTATTCTCTAGGTCTTGTATAGTTTCTCCTGGCTTTAGCTTTCCATTAGGCGCAAATAAAAAAGGCTCTGAAGGTTTGTCTTCAAAAGCCTGTCTTAACTCATCTAATCCTTTTTCTGCGTTAGGATCTATATTTATGTGTACCGACTCAGCCACACCATCCGGTAGCTTTGTTGGATTTACTGTCAAAGGAAAACTATTGTTCCCAAAGAGTACGTCAATTATTTGACCATACGCTGCTAGGGTTTTTGTTTTTGTTACCTTTACAAACACTCTAGACTTTTCTGTTTCTGTAAATTGCACATCAGGACCATATAGTCCTCTGTAGTTTCTGTACGCTTTGAGCCATCGCTGTTCGTCCTGCTGTCTTACATCTTCTGCTCTTTTAAATCTACCTTGTACAAAACTTACTACATCACTCTCTGATCTTATAGCCGGATCATTATCTTGCATTGCTGTGACATCTGCCGTGTCAAATGCTACTTCGTTTTCTTCTGCCATGTTTAATATCCAAAGTTAGGATCAGCGATTTGAAAACCTGTTCGCTGATTCACAGGGTTATAGTCCCATATGGAGCTACGTGGTCGTGTCATCACACCGTAACGCAGTGCATCGTACATATGATCCATACTATTTGTATCTACATCTTCGGAGTTTTTCCTGTCCAAAGGGAGACTAGGAAGTTGAGATATAAGGTTTGTGCAGTTATTAAATATAACAAGGCGTGGCTCATCGGTGTGTTCATCGACTTGGAGTCTTCTGTGTAATTCGTTTTTTCCTGCAACTCTACTTCCTCTACTTCTATCTGAGGGTCGCCACTTACAACCTCTTACTATCATCTGCTCTGCTAGGCTAGGACCAGTGTCGCCCCTTTTGTGCCATAGTGAACTATCTAAAACTCCGTACTGTATCGTGCCATCTTCTGCTTCTAGTTCCAAAATCCTATCAGCAAGGTCAGCCGCTAGAACCTTTGACACCTGTAGCTCTCTATACACAACAAGCTGTTCGGCAGGTGTTATGGCTAACCACACTACAGCAGAGTAACTTCCATAACCGTAGTCACACGCTCTAAACTTTCTCCAACTAGACGGTATCTTGTAGGGTTCAACAACATGCTTTGTTCTGTCAAACTCAGGGAACGCTGCTCCTTCTGCTACATCCCAATTACCGTCAAGTAGTTGCTTTCTCTGATGCTCCGGCAACGATAGTAACATTGCCTCGTAGTCACCTGATTCAGCTAGATAAGGGTTGTCAAACAAATTAGCAGGTATGAAGCGTCTTCTAAACAAAGGTTGCCCCTCTCTGCTATGCCCTTGTGGAAACTTAATAACATCGCCTGTTTCCGTATCTGTTGCCCAAAAGGATGTGTTGGGTGGGGATGGGTCTATGAATGTCTTTTTTACCCATTGATGTCCTGGCCCTCCTGGGTTAGTTGTTGCTCTCATGTACAGTCCTAACGATTGGTCTGCACTTCTAAGTCGTGAACGCATATAGTCCCAAGCGTAAGGTGTCGCCCACTGTGTAAGTTCATCAAAGCCTATCCAATTAAACGCTTGACCTTGATAGCGCATTACATCTAAGTCACGATCTAGGTATGACATCCAAAGTCGTCCCCCCTTAGGAGTCACCCACTGCGACTTTCTTTCTGACCACTTAATCCCAGGAATTGCTTTTGGATACAACTCTTGAGATTTTTGTATCAGTTCCCTTAACTCTTCTGTTGTGTGTCGTACTAACAGTCCACTAAAGTTAGGGTTGTTTAGCCCTCTAAGTGGGTCAGCTAACATGGCAAACGACTTGCCACCTCCTGCTGCTCCTCCGTACAACACCTCTCGTTCTGAAGAAGCTAAGAAATCTGTTTGAGGTCCTTCGTTTGGTCGGAACAGAACGTCTTGTTCCTGAACCTCTTGTGGTTTAATCTTTATTTCAGGCAGTTGTTCCGGCTGTGGTGTAACTACCTGTTCGGCTTGTTTCGGCTTTTTCGATCTCTTGTATCGTCTTTTTGAGCCTTCTGGCAAGCTCCCTTTTAATCGTAGTTGATTTTTTACGTCTTCGCTCAACGCTTATTCTCTTTTTTAATCCTACATGAGATATGTAACGTCCTGTTTCTTTTGTTAGCCACGTTGCCACCTCTCTATAACTGTACTGTTGTAAATGTAGTTTAGCCTGTTCTAGTGCGTCTAATTCTTCTTTTATAGGTAGTAAGAAGTCTACATCATCCGGATCTACCTCGTAACCAAATGGTATTGTTCTTGCAACTCTAGGTATTCTGTTCCAATCTTTTACTTCAATATCAGGCTTTGGAAGTGTCCAATATCCTAGATCTCTACTCATTCGTTCCTTCTTTTGCAGGAAGAACAAACAATCCACCGGAAGATTCTACATTTACCTTCTCTGTTTTTATTAGTCCTGCTCTGTCCAACAAATCTTTTGCTGCTGTCATCTTATCTCTTATGCCTAGCTCTGTAGGATCAATAAGTGCGTTACCCATTGCCATCGCTGCCTTTGGTGCAACATAAGCCATATACTCTTTTGTTGCCTCCATTATCTCATCCTTCAGTGGCTTAACAACTTCAGACAATCTTGTTTCGTCAGAGTAACCTGCCATCTTCTTAGCTAGTCGTGCATCACCACCTGCCTCATCAAATAGTGCTGCTAAAAACTTCTGTTGCTTTTCAGTTAGATTTTTTGTCATTCTTCTTTTTGTCCTTGAAAGCTGATTGATCGTGTCGTGGATCTTTTGCTTGTTCTATAACCTTTTTTACCCAATCACCGTTTTCACCTGTATTCCTACAATAGTCACATCTGTCATCTTCAATGTGATGCCCACAAACTTCACATGTAGGCTCGTATAACACTAGGTCTTTTCTCCTCGTTTGCCACCCTGCTCCATAAGCATCTCAATAGTTTCTTCAGGCACACATATGATTTGCTCAGGTGGTCTATTACCAAACTCTTCAATTAAAGCTTTAGCGATTTTAAAAGGATAATCTCCTATAAATTTTTGACACATATTTGAGCTATGAAAATGTCCATGTTCTAATGGATGTTGAAATATAAATATATCTTTTGTTCCGTCTGTGTAAACGCCAGTCATCACTGCTACTATAAACCACGCTTTTGTAATCATTACTTTACTTTTCTGTACGCTCGTGTTTTCTTTGCGATGCCCTTTGGCTGTTTGACAAATTGCTTCCCTGCCTTTGTGCCTTTTCTTTTAGCTCTAGTTGTCGCTGCGTACTCCTGTGGTGATAGAGCCTTGATTGCAGCTTCAGGAAGATAGCGTTCTCCGGTTTTGCTACTGGGCTTACCACTCTTTGTTCTCCACTTTTGCTTTGACCATGCTTTTAAACTACGTTGACTTTTTGCGAGTGCCATGCTTTGCCTTTAATTGTTGCTTCGCCCTCTTAGCTATTCCTGCCTGTTGGGGCTTGCCTCCGTATTTACTTCTTTGTTCCATAACTGTAAGTATTTGTATCTTACGAGCGTAGGGCTTTTTTATCTTCTTTACTTTTCTAGCCGTAGCCTTTGCGTCAGCAGGAGTCGCATACTTTATACGGACGGTATCTTTTGGATTTTCATCTGTATAAAGTCTGCGTCCTGATCCCTTAGGCTTCTTGCCTGTACCAACTCTAGGGTCTTTAGCGATAACCGCCACCCTTAGCTTTGTACTGCTTGGCAAGCATCTGCGCTTTTCTAGCACTCCACTGTCCTGGCTTACCACCCTTAGACCCTGCTTTGATTCGACTAAACAGAGCCTTTCGCATAGTAGGCTTGGTGTAGTTTCCTGCCTTGTTTACTGTAGACTTAGCCATACTGACTAACCCTTCATTATTTTATAGCCCTTAGCTTTCGCTGCAGCTCTGAGTTGAGGAACAGTCATGCCTCCTGCTGCGTAGCCTTTTTTCATGCCACCACGAGCCATGCCCTTTTTCTTCATCATACCACCCTTTGCGTAGCCCTTCTTCTTCTTGGTCATGCCACCCTTCGCCATTTTACCTTTGCCGTCCATAGCGAAAGCAGGTATCATCTTACCTGTCTTTGGGTCTTTAGCCATTGGCATCTTTGCGCCGCCTCGTGCCATACCCTTCTTCTTCATTTTCATGCCGCCTCGTGCCATACCTTTTTTCTTCATTTTACCTTTAGCATGCATTGCCATAGTTACTTCTCCTTTGAATATAGATTGTTAAAGACTCGTTGAGTATCCCAAACGTACTCAGTCTCTTGTTTTGAATGGAACACCCTTTGGCTAGGCTTAAAGTCTGGCGCTCCCTCCCCTGTCTCAAACCACGCAGGGTGTGTTACTCGTACTCTATTATTAGGTAACGCAACAATGTTACCTGTA